ATGGACAACGACAAAATTGATCAACACAGCGACGAAATTGAAGTTGAGAGCGAAGAAAAAGAGCGCGGCAAAAAAATAGAAATAGATGAAGACCGACTCCCCTCCCGGGCGATGGCAATTCATGAGCATATCCGCCAGGATGGTGAAAAAGAGCTGGAACGCGACGCAATGGCGCTACTGTGGTCAGCCATTGCGGCGGGTCTGTCGATGGGCGCTTCGCTACTGGCAAAAGGGATATTTCATGTCGAACTGGAAGGAGTGCCAGGCAGCTTCTTACTGGAGAATCTCGGTTATACCTTTGGTTTTATTATCGTCATTATGGCCCGCCAGCAATTATTTACCGAAAACACCGTGACTGCGGTACTACCCGTCATGCAAAAACCGACAATGAGCAACGTCGGCTTACTTATGCGATTATGGGGCGTCGTGCTGCTGGGTAATATTCTCGGGACAGGTATTGCTGCATGGGCATTTGAATATATGCCTATCTTCAATGAAGAAACTCGCGATGCATTTGTCAAAATCGGCATGGATGTGATGAAGAACACCCCCAGCGAGATGTTTGCCAACGCGATCATTTCCGGCTGGCTGATCGCCACTATGGTTTGGATGTTTCCTGCTGCGGGTGCGGCAAAGATTGTGGTGATTATATTGATGACCTGGCTTATTGCACTGGGTGACACCACCCACATCGTTGTCGGTTCTGTTGAAATCCTCTATCTGGTGTTTAACGGCACGCTGCACTGGAGCGATTTCATCTGGCCCTTCGCACTACCTACTTTAGCGGGGAACATCTGCGGCGGCACCTTTATCTTCGCGTTAATGAGTCATGCACAGATTCGTAACGACATGAGCAACAAGCGTAAAGCAGAAGCACGCCAAAAAGCAGAACGTGCGGAAAACATTAAGAAAAATGATAAAAACCCAGCATAAATGGCGAGGGTTTAAGCAATCGAGCGGCAGCGTACTTACCCCGCAGTCCATTAGCGGGTATACTCATGCCGCATTGTCCTCTTAGTTAAATGGATATAACGAGCCCCTCCTAAGGGCTAATTGCAGGTTCGATTCCTGCAGGGGACACCATTTATCAGTTCGCTCCCATCCGTAGCAGTCCGCAAAATCCCCTGAATATCAAGCCTTCCGTAGATTCACAGTTCGTAATGGTTCGCGTCAGATCGTTGACAGCCGCACTCCATGACGGGTAAAAAGTGGGTAAAATAATTTTACCCATCGGATTTTTACCCATGCTCACCGTTAAGCAGATTGAAGCAGCAAAGCCGAAAGAAAAACCATACCGCCTTCTCGATGGTAATGGCCTGTACCTTTATGTCCCTGTGTCAGGGAAAAAGGTATGGCAGCTTCGCTACAAGATTGGCGGTAAGGAGAAAATCCTGACCGTCGGAAAATATCCGCTTATGACTTTGCAGGAGGCAAGGGATAAAGCATGGACTGCGAGGAAAGACATCTCGGTTGGCATCGATCCGGTAAAGGCGAAAAAGGCTTCGTCTAACAACAATTCCTTTAGTGCGATTTACAAGGAATGGTACGAGCACAAGAAGCAAGTCTGGTCAGTAGGCTATGCAAATGAACTTGCAAAAATGTTTGATGAAGACATTTTACCTATCATCGGCAGCCTTGAAATTCAGGATATTGAGCCGATGCAACTGCAGGAAGTAATCCGCAGATTTGAAGACCGCGGTGCAATGGAGCGAGCCAACAAAGCCCGCAGAAGATGCGGCGAGGTTTTCCGTTACGCTATTGTCACCGGCAGGGCTAAATATAACCCGGCACCTGACCTTGCAGACGCCATGAAAGGATACCGCAAGAAGAACTTCCCGTTTCTTCCAGCAGACCAGATCCCTGCATTCAACAAAGCACTGGCAACATTTTCAGGAAGTATCGTATCGCTCATTGCGACCAAAGTTTTACGCTACACAGCCCTAAGAACGAAAGAGCTTCGCTCCATGCTATGGAAGAACGTCGATTTTGAAAACAGGATTATCACCATCGACGCCAGTGTGATGAAGGGACGCAAAATTCATGTGGTCCCGATGTCAGACCAGGTGGTTGAACTTCTCACTACGCTAAGCTCCATCACTAAACCAGTATCAGAATTTGTTTTTGCCGGGCGCAACGATAAGAAGAAACCAATCTGCGAGAACGCGGTGCTACTTGTGATCAAACAAATCGGCTATGAGGGGCTGGAAAGCGGTCACGGATTCAGGCATGAATTCAGCACGATTATGAACGAGCACGAATGGCCTGCCGACGCCATTGAAGTGCAACTGGCACATGCCAACGGCGGATCTGTGCGTGGGATTTACAACCATGCTCAGTATCTAGATAAGCGCAGAGAAATGATGCAGTGGTGGGCGGATTGGCTTGATGAAAAGGTGGAGTGATCCACCTTAACAACTATCGAATAGCACAAAGCCTTGCAATCCAGTGCAAAGCTTTGTGTGTATCAGTTTTGTCCTGTGCGCCGGATATCAATTGGCCTGCTCCCCCGGAGGCGTAGGCCAGACGATATCGGGTGCAGTGACGGCTTTAGTCTTCGCTACTTCGTCAATATAGTCCATCCAGGCATTAAGGCTGGCTGATTCATCATCCGTTAACTTACGCCCCATGAGAAGCTTGGTTTGCCAGATAGTAATCCTTTGCGTAGCTTCATCCAGCAAGAATTGTTTATGCACCTCAGCCTGAGCGATACGTTGCTCCTGCGTAGGCTCTGGTGCCGGGATAATAGTGACAACACCAGCATCATTGACCGTAAAAGTGCTTCCAGGTGCGCGGCTCATGGCTTTTATATACTCCTCGCTCGATACTTCTATCGCACTATCTGGAATAGACTCATAATTCAGGTCCGGTGGGTAAAATAAGCCATCATGAAACTTATAAACATTTTTCATCTTTATCCCCCTCAATAACCAATCGCAATCCAGAAGCAGTTTTCATTAGGGCCGCTGGGTGCATAGTTCTGAATTCTAATTTGTTGAGTCCCTTCTGGACCGACATTCATCGATGCATTTGACCCAGGGGCACCGCGTCCCCCGGTAGCCCAGAGTATCGAGTTAGGAAATGCTACAGCCAGATTGTAGGCAGCATTACTGCCAGGGGGAGTTGAATGCACTCCCCACTGAATGACAATGGTTTGCGCACCGCCTCCGGCACCGATAATGGGGATTTTAATGTAACCAGTTCCGGCTAATGAACCACGGAATGAGGACATGTCCGGAATGCCATTAATTAACCCGGCACCAACATCTCGTGTTGCAGCGGTCCCTAACTGGAGCGCATTTCGGAAGGCTGATACATCAGAAATATCAGCTCCATTAGCCGATTTCTGCATAGCTCCGGAGGCTTTATTTATCGTTTCTCCCAAACCAAGGTATGAAAGAACATCTTTCCACCCGGCACCATTGCTGTTTGGATCAGATAGATTTCCTTCTGTTGTGTTAATGAATATTCTTTCCCCATCGTCCGAGATGAGCATCGCCCCTGACGGATATCCAGAAATCTCCGAAGCAAATTCAGAATCAAAAGTATTCAGCGCCCCTGTGCTCGACCATCTACCAAGAGCCGAAAGTTCGTATAAAATTTGGTTCATATCCTGGCCTTTTGGCGGCAAACCGCCAGCAGATTTCAGGATCATTGTTATTGGAGGAAACCCCTGTTCATACGATGCTGAGTTATCACCTGCAGGGGTGGTTGGCAATATTACCCCTCTCTGTCCATTAACTCCAAATGGCTTAGGTTGTTTTTTAGGTGAGTCAGAACGATTCATGCTTAATTCCTATAAAATGTGCCATCATTAAACGGATAGGCATCAGATGAAAAACCAAAATAAGGGGAAATGATTTTACGTATATTTACCAGAACACCACTCGGGACGGGCATCACCTCATAATTCGTGAGAATCGATTCTTCGTATGTCGCAAGCTCAAATTCAAACGTTATTCCTATTGTCATATCTCGATAATTTACGCAATATGCTCTCCCTCTTTGATAAAACAATATTTTTAGAAATCTGTTTATTTCAGGGATCGTGGCAATACTTATATTTGTGAATGCTTTGCAAAATATGAGAGTTCTGTAAGCATCATCACTCAACCTGACATTCGTTGTCTCCTGTACACCACCAAAAAAAGGTGAATCGTTGAAAGGAGTTGGGTAATCTGGATCTTTGCCATCTGCTTCATTGAATCCGAAAGAACTGGCTTCTATTGGAGTATTAATATAACGGCTTATTCCAACTATTTTACCCCACATGTCCAACCCGAATGTCTCACAGGTGGTCAAATCCCATATTTTTTTAATAAACTCATCAGTGAAATCATCAAGGCTAATTGCCTGATTAAAGGTATCAATGATGGATAGTAATTTTTTGCTTGCAGAGTACTGGGTAAGAATTGTGTCTTCCCACATACCGCTCCCCCTACGACAATGTAACAGTAATATCTGATTCCTGAATGGTTGGAACCTGGTCTATGCCCATAGTCACAGCAGGTCCGTATAGTGAACCATCGAGAGAAATTTCAAGAGACAAAATGCCAACTGTATCAGGAGATATTGAAATAACAGGGGCATAGTATTTACCAGCATTTATCGTAGAACCAATTCGCGCCTTCCCAATACCCTCATACCCTCCATTGAATACAGTAGCAACCATTTTCTTTACTTGCTTAGTTATATCACTTGGTGGATTTAGTGAGGCATCGATATTTACCTTAAAGTAAACCCGCGTAGGTGATGCCTTTTGCCATTGCATAACGTAAGATGGATATGGCGGCATGTAATTAACGTTATCGTAAACAGTGAACGTTGTATCACCATTCATATTGGCACCGGGGTTATAAGTATTGAATATTGACTCAGCAACATCCGTATCAGCCCCGCCATAAACACAAATATAAACAGAATGCGCAAGAATCGGGAAATTCGTTGTTCCTTTATTTACTGTTTCTGCAGTTCTGTTTGACCATACGTAAGCATCAAGCACACCATCAGTCGCAAGTAACGCTGCTAATGTAGATGCGTCCTGATTTCGACTGTTTCTGGCAACTGATTGTCTCCGGCGAGTTTCAAAGGCGATACGTGATTCAACATCAACACCAACGACTCCAGGGCTAATATTATTTACAGCATCCCACCCGGAAACGGCTCGATAAATCTGGTTCAGTGAACCGGATGCACACGGAATTGGCCCGGTTGTTGTGTTGACAAACTGCACATCAACAGAGCCTGATGAGGGTATTACGGCATTGTCAATTGACTGATATATATACCCGCTCGTATCCACAGCGGTACTCCCTGCTGGTATTGTTGTTCCAACCTGACCAATGCATGTTGCCGTAACAACTGTCCCCTGAGCAGCGTTCCGTTCCATAAAGTAAATCCGGCCAATCCCGTCCTGGAATCTACCTGTTGAGAAGTCAGGGTTTATTTGATTAAACAAACAAAGAAGCTTGTCGTATACCTGAGCAATAATTTCAGTGTCAGACTGTGCGATCTGACCTTGCGGTGAACTCAGTGACTGACTTGCGCCACCGCCAAGAACCGTTGACATGTCTGTAAGTCTTCCCGCCAGCACATCCGCTATGTCGGGAACTGAAAGACCGTTTTCAGTGATGGTTACATCAGGAACAGCCGTATTTAATATCGTCATAAGGTAGCCTGTGCAATATTACCATTGATATCAGTAACGCGGATTGTGCCGCGAGTTGTACGTGTATTCTTGTCAAAGAAAACTGATGCCAGAGCATCCTCAACGACGGGTAATTTTAGTGCTTCAGCCTGCATTTTCTGAGCAATAAAACCAGGAGATGGTCGCCTGCCAAGAACTTCTGCCTTCCATGGAATCCCAAGCGTATTGTCGTAATAACACTCTCCAGAAAACACCAGGCACGCACTGGCGACATCCTGAGCAACAGAATATGATTCTTCTGCGATCGCCAGATTGCCATTTCCGTCAAGCGTCAAGTCCCACGTAGAAGTGTCCAGTTGCATAGTTCTGTATGTCATGTCGGTTTATCCGTTGCATTGGAATTTATTGTTGCCCCACCACTTTGTACACCTGAAACAGAATGTTTGTGATTGTTATAGTTGTCCCTTAAATTTTTAACAGTAGATGACTGTGAACTTGCGTTATCCTGAATATCACCGCTAACTTTAAGTAAAGGAGTATTCATGTTGACTCCATCAGGAGCATCAATATTTAACGATGAACATTTAATATTTAGTGGGTTAGGCGTGGTTATGTTTATTGCACCGTCAGCGAATTCAATGAATTGAGTAGGTGAAATGTTTAATACCCCACCAAGATAAATCGCATCCGATTTACTGTGTCGTCTTTTGCTTCCAGGTACTGATTCTTTACGATTTTTTCTTACCAGTGATATGTCTTTGTCGCATATCGCAATCAGACCAATATCACCTGCCACAGGGTCCATAATTACAGCACTGTTTCCTCTCTGCAACCTCCATACGGGAAGATCATATAAAACCGAGTTGGAAATCATTTTTCCTGTACGGTCTGTTCTGGTTAGTAAAGGAAGAACATCAACAACTAAATCTGGTGCTTCCCCTCTGACTTCCTGAACTTTCGCTAACTCAATGAAGAAATATCCAGACATCAGCATCTCAAAAATATATTCCTGAGATTGAGCCTCACTTACCTGAGCAGGCGTTGGAGTAAATAGTTGCTTATCCATTATTCTGTTGCGCCTCTGCTCTTTGTTCCGCTGTTCTGGCGGCAATACATATTGAGTGCCATGAACCATTTGGCATCCATGATGATAATTCATGCCGAACGGAGGTTAACTTATACCTTCCGCTTGCATGTGGTAGTTCTGTTTTGATATCCACATATCTTCCAATGCAAAGGAGAGATGAATATTGCGTCTGAAACATCAGTCCCCCATTTGAAAATACAGGATATCCAACAAGTCCGTATTCTCTGGATATAAACGGAATTACATCGTCTCTGTTTTTTTCTGAAGGCCAGAACTCTACTTTTGCAGGTGGCGTAGCTGACATCGCCAGTCCATAATCTGAACAAACCCTATAAAGTTGCTCAAAAACACTTCCTTCAAAATGCGGACTTCCTGATGTTGTCATCCCTTTTACATTATTAAACGCAGCTTCATAACCTGCACTTGCACAAATGGATGAGATGACATCTTCAACACTTTGCGCACCCTGTGCTGTAAACGGGCTTGCTGGCATGTTCTGTAAATCAACATTAGAAGAGGCTGTTATCATCAGACTGCTTTCAGGAGCAGAATTCATGTTTGCTATTGATGAAAGCATCGTGCCGGAGAAAACAAGAGAATCATCAGCAAATACCTCAACATTTAACTTCTGACCTTCCCCAACAATACCATCAGCCTTCCCTGATATATCAGCAAGTCTTTCAATTCCTAACCCGTAAAGAGATATATCAGCCTGAGCACCTCCCCGACCGGTAACAAAATTCAGGGATACTGTTGACTTAACATTTCTGATGGAGATTTTATTGTTTCCATTTTTATCAAATGCTGATGATTCATTCGTGAAGTCAAACCGAAGACTGTGATTTTTATACAAGCTCGTTTTCCTCGATGTAGTACAGCAAGTAACGGCTACCCAAGCCTTCCCATTGAGGGTCAGATTCCCCATCATTATCAATGAAAATAAGGTCTCCCTTAAATCCAAGGTAGGAATATCTTACCATCTTATTCCCATACAGACATGGAACGCCCTGCATAATTGGAACTTCATTAACAGTTAAATCCATGTACATAAAACTCTGTCGCTGAACAAGTTTTATATTACATTGCTGACCAGCCAGACTTACCGAAATGGACTGAGATTTGCTGGGAAGAACAGATACTGTAATCATGTGCTCGCCTTAACTATATTTTTTGCAATATCTGCCGCTTTTTTTGTTGCGCTGTTTGTAACTTCGAGTATTGGTTTGGACACCGTATCAAGAGCACTCTGAAATTCAGTCTTGATTGTGTCTGAAATTTTTCCAGTGATTCCGCCAACAGATGACTTCAGTGATGACCATGATTTACTTAGCTCATCGACAGTAGATTCCCTGGCTCCGCCATTGGTTGTTTGCGTATCAACTCCTACATCTCCCTGTGACTTATTGTTATCCGTTGGCTTCTGTTCTGACTGAGATCCAGAGAGGATAACCTCCATTTGCTGAATGACCTCCTGAAAATCAAGATAAATCGTCAGAAGAGTCACCCCTTTTTGAGAGTTAACTTCGTAATAGTGGTCAACAAGGTCGAAACTCTCCAGAGTTTCCTTTGGCGTTTCAATATCGTATGTTTTTGCAGAGGACAGCATCGTTTTGATTGTGTTCAGCGTGCTGTTCTGGCTTGTGAATGTTAGATCGAAAATATTCGGGATATTGCCGGAAAAACCAGTAAGACCATTTACGATGATTGCGCATCTTACCCTGGCGGGTTCTTTAACTTTGTTGATGGACTGGTATTTCCCTTTCTCCACCGGGGCGTTTGTTATTTGCGCCCTTCCACTTGGCTGTACGGATGCCATACCGCTGAACTCAAGAGCAACCTCGCCAGTTTCCCTGTCACGAATCACATACTGAGGATGCAGAACGCTGTCGATAATCGAAAGCGGAGAGCCACCACCGATAGCATTGAATATGTCTGCTGTGTTTAAATCGATTATGCCCATCTACTCTCCATTAAACAAAAACCCAGCCGAAGCTGGGTCGTTGCGTTTGTTCTTGACCTGCACTTTTCGTGCAGGTAGTTAAAATGGTTGTAAGCCTTTCAGCCCTGCGGCATCCTCCAGACTTTTCTTAACGCTTGCAGTTACGGAATAGCAATCTGCAATTCTTCCGCAAAATCTGGTCGCAACCGGAGAGCCAAGCAATCGCAAAGCGGGTTCCATTTCGTCTCTCCATATTCTGTACATGGCATCAAGATGAATGCACGCCGAGTTCAGGTTATGAACATTCATCCTCCAATCAAAACAACTCATCTCATTATGTTTCGACTTGCCGATGAATTCGCCTTCAAGCGGAATACGAGCAGCAAGTGACAGTGCTTCGGTAAACTGCTCCTCACTGATTTCTTTGTACGAACATCCAAAATGGGATTTCAGTGACGACCACATGGTGATCATCGCCTTAGCCTGTTTTTCTTTTGGCAGAGACTGACCGCGACTCATGACGAGTTGTTTAATGGCTTCCTGCTGTTCAGTGGTGATTTTGCCCGGCAACGCCTTTTTAGCTTTGCGTGGGTTAACCACATGGCCTTTAGTCCAGTACTCGTAGAGCACATCGTCACACTCTTCCTGATACTGGATTACCTTGTCGCGGATTTCAGGACGGACTTTGTTTGGTTGAATACTTGAAAGCCAAGCCGCAAATTTACGAAAGGCAAGACATGTCATTAACTGTTTACCGCCAGCAGAAGGTATTTCGATTTCCGAAATACCTTTGGCAAACCTCTGTTTTAACTTAACAAATTGAGCAGCCCAAACCATACCCATGCCTTCTACAACGGGTTTCATAGGAACGTAAGGTTCATTGTTAATGCTGACCAAAAAGAGATTTGTTCCGTGGAATGGAACATTGATTGTGCGATCTGCAATTGCTAAACTAGTCATATCAGTTTTCTCGTGGTTAACTGGTAATTTAGAAGCCTCAATGGTTGCAGCCATTGGGGCTTCGCTGTTTTTAGCGACCATTCGCCACCTCTTCCCTAACACCTTTTGCCAGCAAACGAACAATTGCAGAGTTCAGAGATATACAGTCCATTTCCGCCAGGCGGCGAAGGTCTTCATTCAGCCGTGATGGAAGGCGAAGGTTGAGTTTGATATTTTTGCGCTCAGTGAAAAGTGTATCTTGCATTATCTAATCTCCTTTATTTGGTGCCAAAGTGACGCCATGAAGGCCATAATGCCACCATTGAAATCGTATGGCAATATGGCACCATGATTTTTTTTGAGAGATTTGCAATGGCCGAAAAACAAGTAAAAGACTACGACAAGTTCAACCTCCGTTTTCCTGACGGAATGCGAGATGCTATAGCTGAACGAGCCAAACGAAACGGGCGCTCTATGAACTCAGAGATTGTGCAGATACTGGAAGATGCCTTGAATGCAGAAAATACTCTTGGGGAAATAGCAGACAAAATCAACAGCGTCTCGGTTCCGCTAAATGTTGATGCGCTAGTTCAACTTCAAGCCCAAGTGATCGCCATGCAAAAAGAAATACAGGAAAAATTCAGAGAACAGAACGAAAAGTTGAGAGAACTGCTAAACAAAAAACCCACCTGACGGTGGGTTTCATAATTAGATTTCTGGTTTCATTCTTCCAAAAACCTTTTCTATTCCTTTTTCGTATTCTTCTCTTGTCTCACTCATCGCTGCGACACCAAGAAGCTTACCGATATGCTGACGCAAAGCCTTGACACCAATTTCAGAAAGGAACAGGTGCAACTTATCAGATTGTTTTCCGTTCTCGTCTCGGCTAGCTCGAATCTGTTCAAGGATTTTACCTTTACTCTTTGCTAGCGGGGTGTATATCTGCATGTTGGTTAGCTGCCCAAAACGAATAGGCCGTCCTTTCTCTGGCCTGTTCAGGCCGTACAGTCGATACCACTCCTCGTATAGCTCATCTGGAAATTCCTTTTCATATTGACGAGCCTCTTCACGAACAAACGCTTTGAACTCGTCAATGACAGCCTGAACTTCTGGACGATAACCAGCAAGCGCATACGCAACCCCCTTAATTCCCGCCTTAGCGGAGGCATTAATAAGTCTCTGCGCTGCAGCCGCGGCCTTTAACCGTGATTGTGGTAGATCGTCATTATCTTTGGCTTCTATTAGTGCCCTACCAATATCAACAATTGCTGTAATGTCATAACCTAATGCTTGATGAACGGTTTTAGACTTCGAAGTAAGTTGAAATTTATAGGGATTTTCCATTTTTCGCTGCAATTCTAGATCTCGGTATTTGCTCATATACTGAGCGCCAAGCAGTTGATCTAAATCCCTGGCATGTTCACCAATCCCTAGCAGCTGAGATAATCCAGTTTTCGTAACAACGACAGTTTTCGACTCGTCATCCAGTACATAACATTCAGCATCAATGCCAAAATCATCTAAAAAGTTACCACGATGAGTTGCTCTGAGAATCTTACTTTTCCATCTTGCAGCCGCTGCTTTCTTTGCTATTTCAGAACGCTGCTCTTTAGTCAGCGACTTTGCGCGAGCGATCCCGCCCTTAGCTTTCCCTTCACCACTTTTCTTTTCAGTCATAATGCAAGCACCTTTGTTGTGATCTATGCTTGCATTATATGCACTGCACACACATACAAGCAAGCATAAAACAAAAACAAAATGCTTGCATTAAAACCGCGCTACTCCAACTACACATTATCATCTGGTATCCTGCGCAAAACTAACTGTTGCGTGCTTTTGCTTCAGTTAACGGATACAAACAGAGGAAAATTTACAAGGGGAAAGAATGAAATCCAGATTTTTCACAATAGCAATATTTTCTTCCGTTCTTCTATCACTCGCAGCTTATGCTGCATCCGACAAAGATAAGGAAAAAATGATGTCTTTAATAAAAGATGCTTCTCCTTATGTTGCAGGCATGGGCAAAAGCATTGATGAAGTTTGTCAGGATATGGCTAACGACATGGTAAAAAAGTATGGAAATCAACTTAGTGCTATTGGCAAGTCGCCGTCAGATATACGAGATTCATCGTATAGTATATGCTTTGACGCTGCATCTTCAGCATCATTATCGCAATCCATAGAAGAAGTAAGCATGTGGAAAAATGCAGCAATGCAAAACATTAACGCCACATTCCGAGGCGAGAATGAGCAATCTCCCGCGCGAAAATTTCTCGTTGAGACAATTGATCACTCTGAGAAAATGGCAAAAACAATTGCATTCATGCGGGAAATTAGTCAATAGCAAATCTGCTAAGGCACTGCACTTGAAAATGCCTGATTTACTGATGATCTGCGATTCAACTCCTTAAATCCTTCGGTTAGTTTTGAGGATTGATCCGTTTTGGCAATTACCTTTACCTCTCCTATGTGCTGGCTGTTGTAATTGTTAACAACGCTTTGGGCATAGGATTGATTTGCAGATCCATTAGCCAATCTTTGCTGAGTTTGGTAGTAAGCGGCATTGCTATTTTTCGTTGGGTTACCATAATCAAGACCCCGCTTCCAATCTGGATAACCTTCATGCCTAGCCATATAGGCGCTAAGTTTTGCCATAACCTCTGGATCTGAGAGGTTTAGCTTATCATTGGCACCAACGCCCATAGACTTAGAAACCTGGTCAATATACGCCTTTGTGTTGTTTTCTGAGGATGGTGCCCACTTGCTTATTATTCCTTGCAATGTATCAAGCTTATCTCTTTTGTAGTATAGAGTCAGTTGATTCCTGGCGGCCTCCCAACCCTCTTCTGGGTCGAAGTATTGAGCAAATCCGTCTTTGTCTCTTCTTCTGTTTCCAGTAGCTTTAAGATTTAATGGGTTATTGTTTCTGTCAGGCCTGTTGACACCATTTTTGTTAGGAGGAATCTCTTTATTTGGATCGTCATAATCCAGCCCAATGAGCCTTTCAAGCCAATGCTGCTGAAATGCGAATGGCCGCATCTCATCAGGAACATCTTTATACTGGTCTTGTACCATCTGCCCAAAAATACCAACAGCACCGATTAATCCCAGCTTGCTTCCTAACCCCTTGCCGCTAAGAAGAGCCATGGCAGCAAGAATGCCCAATGCGTTTCCAGCGCCACCAACGGCTTTAACAAAACCATCAATACCTGTACTCAGGTTCCTGAAGAACCCAACAATGTCACCCTTGTTGTTTTTCAGCCACTCTAAAAACTCCTGTTCTGCTTTAAGCACTTCAGGGCCAAATGTAGCCATTAATTCTTGTTTAACCTGAGCAAATTGCGAGTCAAGGGCTTTAGTCGTAGCAAGAATATTACGCTGTGCTTCTTCCTGCTCTTTGGTCATCTGCCATCGTTTTTCTTCCTCAGATACCATCTGCACAGCTTTTCCGCTTTTAATATCCCCGGCAAGGTTAGGGTCATAACCAAAAGCAGAAAGCACTTGCATTAACTGTTTCTCGTTATGGTTCTTCCCATATTTCTGAAATTCCGCCAGAGCATCTTCTGATTTACCTCCAAGCTTACTAATATCAATGCCTGTTCTAGCTCCAGTTGTTAGTAAATTCTGAGCCTCCGGTGTAAGTCCGCCGAAAATTGTTGGGTCTTCTATATTGGCAAGCGCCATCCTGGCGCTCATCTGTGCCCCAAGGAACGCGCCGCCGTTCTGACCAATTCGGGAGAATCCATACTGAGTACCAAGAACGTTACTGGCGCTTGTTCCAAGCATTCTCCCCATATTACTGGCTCTTACAATTGACTCCGAAGTACTTTCAAATGCACGATGAATGCCAATGGCTACGGCAGTCAACACACCGCCAACAGCCACAAAGCGTGTCGAAAGCCCCAAAAAACCATTAAATGAAGCAGTCAACCCTTTCATTGCAACAGCAGCTTTGTCGGTCTCCTTAGCCGTTTTGGACATCGAGGAGGTTGTTGACCTTTCTATCGCAGATGAAGATCTCTCTATTTCGTTTTTAAGGTCTTGTGCTTCCTGCTTTACTTTCCGTTTTCCATTCAGGAATTCATCGGCCTTAATTGTGACCTTGTAGGCCAACTCATTGATAATCATCGCTGCTCCTGATGTTTATTCCAGACCCGCTTGTTAAATGATTCCACCGAGATAATTTCCAGAAGGTTATACATATCACGAACAGATAACCTTTCCTGCAAATCGGTATAAGTGGCTTTTCCTGAACAGATAATGGCGTTCATTGATGGTGTGACGTTTACGGGGCTAACGAGTTTTGCCGGAAGAGTCTCCTCCTCCATGAACGGGTACTTCACTCTCCGGCGATCGTTAAAAAATCAAAATTGACTTTAAATACCTTATCCATTACCTGACGAATGGTTGATAGCTCTTCAAAGTCGACAGGCTTCACGGTTCGCACCTGTCTGCTGCCTTCGTGTGTAATCACAATTTGCACAGTTGACATCAGGCGATCACGAAGTTTTCTGGCGACTTCCGGCGATGCGGCAGAAAGAACATTCAGACCAAGGGTGGCAAGGCCAGCACACCCCATGGCAATCACATCAGCAGGAATACCAGAGAATCCCGATTCCCCCATGGAGCGGAATAAATCCTGTGCCAGTTCGTCGGCATCCCATGCCGACATCTCTGTGATAATGAACTCTTTCCCATTGTCGCGATTATCGTCTTCCACGATAAAGGGGATTTCTTTACGTGCCATCAGATAGTGCTCCGTGTTACAGACTCAAAGTGAAATACTGCCGGGCGTGGTTGCAGTACGCGCCGACCCGGAGGGGTTGGAGTCCATGTATAAAGAACCCCGTTCACAAAATTCCATTTCGCGCCGAGAGCCGGAACTGTAAGCACCGCATTACACTGAAACGCTGAAATTGCGGTTCTCTCCGCTGCATACCAGTCATCAATCAGCGAGCCAGCATTGGATGTGGGCATCAGGTTGATGGTGAACTCTGTCGGGTTAAAGATAAAACCAGCATGGTATTTACCGTCCGCTGACATCATGTCTTCTTTGTTCTGTAACGCACCAGTTTCAAACATGTTATCAGCTGCGTAGTCGTCAACATCAAAACCGCCAGGGTAGTAAGCGGGTACGACGATTCGCAGCTTACTGTTTGCCGAGGTAATATCGATAGGCATGATTTATTCCCTTATAAAATCGCGGTTGAGGACATCGTGATGGACTGAATAAGTTGCCCATCGACATAATAAAAAATGACACCTTTCAGATCTCGCTCAATGCGTGCAGAGCCTGACTGTGTCGGGATGTACAGGAACCAGCCCTGTGAATACAGCGTCGATGAGATATCTTTTCCAACTGTGTTATTCACAATTCTGGTTTGCGCATTATCAAGTTTCACGCCACGCTGAATAGCCCCGAAATTGAGAGCCTGTTCAGAAACATCAATAACAGCAGCAGAAACTGCGCCGTATCCTGTCTCATTGAACGGGTAAGACTGGTTATTGGTGAACAGGTTGGCAAAAGCACTAACCAGATTGGCATTAATCCATACCTGATTAATAAAACTGTCCAGCCATACAAACTTGCCAGTAATGGCACCATCAGATGCGTACTGCGCCATTGTTTTGTTCAGGCTGTATGAGCCGTAGAAGTTGTAACCGTTTGACTTCAGTGCCTTAGCGGTCGCCAGATCGCTTACGTTGGGTGCTAACCCTGAAAATCCACGGAACTTGAACGAGATACGCCCATTGGTGCGTGCAAAATCCACGGATGCAGCATATGCCAGTGCTGTAACGCTATACAGGTATGTTCCGTACACCGGAAAAATGTTCTCGTAGCCATTTGCCACAACCACTTTCTGCACAAAGCAATTGGCATTATTGGCTACCGTTCCTGCTGAAGTGGTGTCGTGAACAACATATCCAAACCGGTTTTTACTGCTGCTTGCCCATGCGCACAATTCTGTTTTCTGGTCATCGGTCAGTTCGACCAGCGAGTTAAACAGGATCCAGTTCTGGTTGCCGTTGATGATGTTATTCATCGTATCTGTCAGCGTTACCGCATCAGAACCCGGTGATACAATCGCTGCGGAATCCTGCGTCAGTAATAACCCGGCAGCCAGAGCGCCAGCAGAGGCATAAGACACTTCACTCTCTGCGCCAGTAGTGGCAGAGCGAATGATGAATCGGTTAGCGATTGGCAACCATTCAACCACCACCTTGCTTTCACCAATTCCAACCTGCAACTTGGACGCAATATCACTAAAACTTGTGGCTGTGGACAAATCAATTGATGTGCTGGTAGTCGACTCACCGTCAATGGAAAGGGTGATTGTTCCTGCTGGAATAGCTTTCAGTGTTGCTAGGGTAACACCTTTCAGGTTGCCGGACAGAAGATGCCCAGCCACTGGTGAAGTAACAATACGATACATCAGTAGTTCACCAGGAATAACTGATGAATTTTCGTATCCGTTAAAATACTGTTGTGCTGCGAGGAATTCTTTCGATTCACTCCCCATCAAAGCTGATACATCAGATGAGGAGTAATAAGATTGTACCGCGCCAACCGGGATAAGCTCGTTATCGGTCAACATCAGGCCGTTAGCATCAACCGCAGAACCGGCAGGCGTAACGACATTGGGCGTGATATTAAAATCTACAGATAAAGGGATTGTGCTCATGGGCGGTTATCCACCTGTTCAGTTGAAATTTCTGCTTTGTCGAAATAGTCCTGCTGGAACGACACGGTGATGTGTGCTTGCAGGGAAAGAGTTAACGTGTAACGCTCCTGCCACTGACTCTCGGCGTTGATCATCGGCGCCTGAATGGCAGGAGATGAGTAAAGCGGCGCAAGCCGTGCATCAATAGCCTTGATGATGTCGTAGCCATATCCACTGGTGAATGTTGTTTCCAGTGCAATAGCTCTATCCCCTGCCCCCTGACCATAGATATCTACCTGAATATCAGCCTGGCGAACTTCCGTATATCCCATGGTGCTTGTGTCCGGAGAGCCGGTATCTTGCTTAAGCTCTCTCGTCGTGGATAGTCTGGTGAATCGCAAAGGGGTCAGGATACAGAACTGATCTTTGGGCATTGGTACACGGTTAGCCTGAGCCTGCAGGCATTTACCAGCGATAGGTTCTATGTAGCCAGCAAGTACATCGATAATATTATCGACAGTGAAATCATTCATGGGCTTACCTGCAATACAGCAATCAGCCGGCACCAGTCAGGCCACAACTCTATTGGCTCAACAACAAGCCATTGCTCCCCGTTATGCAGTCGAGCGGTTCGTTAACATTTGGATATTGCTACATATCACTTAACGAGTTCGCCGCAGAGCTTCGCAAAGGAGGCAACCAGTGAGCAAGATTGACTATCAGGCACTGCGTGAGATAGCAAAACAGGCAACACAAAGCGAATGGGTCGCATTTATTTCGCCGGGTACTGGTACGTATGCGGTGCATACGCCCGGTGATAAACGATGTGAAGACGTTATCAAATGGACCGGCTTTGATGGACAGAAAAATGCAGAGAACAACGCTCGTTATATCGCAGCTTTCAACCCTGAAGTAGTGCAGGCGCTGCTGGATGAACGGGAAAGAAACCAGCAATACATCAAACGCCGCGACCAGGAGAACGAGGATATTGCACTAACGGTAGGGAAGCTGCGTGTTGAGCTGGAAGCAGCAGAGAACAACCTTATTGATAGTGAATGCCATGTTGCTGAACTGGAAGAAGCGCTACGCGATAAGCAGGCGTTACTTGAAGCCTCAGAAAAGCGCATAGCAGAACTGGAAGCCGAACCTGTAAGCCAAACTTGCAAGTTGAACGAGCCATCGTGCAACTCTCCGGCAACTCCGGATGGTTGGATAAGCTGTAGTGAGCGGATGCCTGAAAAGAACCAGAACGTGCTTATTTCGGTGAATTTCGATAGCTCTCTGGTTGAACCGCTAATATGCTCCGCACGCTATACAGGAAGCACATTCCGGCGAGGAGAAGCAACGATTAAGCCGGGTAATGGTATTGAGCAGGCAACTCACTGGATGCCGCTACCAGAACCGCCGCAGGAGGTGAAGTAATGGACTCCCTCGCAAAATATACAATTATTGACTGGATGGCCTTCCTTCAGGTTTTGCTCATCTGGTTTTATATGGCTTACAGGAGTGGACAGTGGATTGTCAGTGTAGCCTGTAGCAGGGGATGGCGTTGGTTGAACCGAAAGAATAAAAAAGCACTGGCATTGGATTCGTTTTACGAAGCATTCAATCTTAACAGTCTTCAGCCTGGTTCTGTCGTTGTAGTCACCACTCAAAGCGGCATGACGATACAAATTCACAAGCCAAAGGAGGAAGGTCGTGGCTAACCTGCAACTTGCTGTCAAAGGTGAATACTTCGATGCCATGATTCGCGGGGAGAAAACGGAAGAGTATCGCCTGTGTAATGACTATTGGAATAAGCGAATTATGTTCCGGGAGTATGACCGCCTGATTATCACAAAGGGATATCCGAAGCGCGACGACTCCAGCCGCAGAATTGATGTTCCGTATGACGGATATGAAATCAAGACAATCACACATCTGCACTTCGGCGATAAACCGGTAAAGGTGTTCGCGATAAAGGTAAATATCGGCAATGAATAACAATCCTCGCACTCGCGGGGATTTCTTTTATCTGAACTCGCTACGGCGAGTTTTGTTTTATGGAGATGATAAATGCACTTCCGAGTCACAGGTGAATGGAATGGAGAACCATTCAACAGAGTTATCGAAGCAGAGGACATCAACGACTGCTATAACCACTGGATGATATGGGCGCAGATAGCACATGCAGACGTAACCAATATTCGAATTGAAGAACTGAAAGAACACAAAAACGCCTGATGGCGGTTTTTTATTGCCTGATTTGCAGGTTCGATTCCCTATTCGGAGATAGCACTCATGCAACACGAACTACAACCTGATTCACTGGTTGATTTGAAATTCATCATGGCCGATACTGGCTTCGGTAAAACCTTCATCTATGACCGGATTAAGTCCGGAGACCTGCCTAAAGCCAAAGTTATCCACGGGCGAGCAAGATGGTTATATCGTGACCATTGTGAATTCAAAAATAAGCTCTTAAGCCGCGCCAATGGGTAAAATAGCGGGTAAAATATTTTTCACATCCAAAAAATACCATTCCAATCAATCCCCTGCCGCCTCAAGTAGATGTCTGCAGGGGACACCAGATACCCTTCAAACGAAATCTACCTTCACCCCGTAAAAGATAGGTTTGGCAGCACACTTGCCTTATATCTACTCATTTTTACTGCAACAGGTTGAAATCTCAGCACTGTCAGAAAGCGCTGATGACTAAACAGCCCTGGGCCGGGCGATGTAACCATCACACAGAATCCTGATAGCGAAATATGGCGTGACTCGATACTTCACTCCGCAATGCATTCCTTGATGAATTCGCAGGACCGTGATACACGGGACAGGTCGCTGAATGACGACAATGTCCTGGAAATCAGCGAACCGCGCATCTGAAGTACATTTGAGCGACTGTACCAGAACATGAATGAGGCGTTTGGATTAGGTGATTATTAGCAGGGCTAAGCACTTTAGTATTATTATTTTCCGGTTGAGGGATAGGGAGATATCGACAACAACCGGAAAAGTTTACGTCTATATTGCTGAAGGTACAGGCGTTTCCATAACTATTTGCTCGCGTTTTTTACTCAAGAAGAAAATGCCAAATAGCAACATCAGGCAGACAATACCCGAAATTGCGAAGAAAACTGTCTGGTAGCCTGCGTGGTCAAAGAGTATCCCAGTCGGCGTTGAAAGCAGCACAATCCCAAGCGAACTGGCAATTTGAAAACCAATCAGAAAGATCGTCGACGACAGGCGCTTATCAAAATTTGCCTCGCTGTATTTGAAGACGGATATGACACAAAGTGGAACCTCAATAGCATGTAACAGCTTCACTAATGAAATAATCCAGGGGTTAACGAACAGCGCGCAGGAAAGGATACGCAACGCCATAATCACAACACCGATAAGTAATGCATTTTTTGGCCCTACCCGATTCACAAAGAAAGGAATAATCGCCATGCATAGCGCTTCGAGTACCACCTGGAATGAGTTGAGATAACCATACAGGCGCGTTCCTACATCGTGTGATTCGAATAAACCTGCATAAAAGACAGGAAAAAGTTGTTGATCAAAAATGTTATAGAAAGACCACGTCCCCACAATAAATATGACGAAAACCCAGAAGTTTCGATCCTTGAAAACTGCGATAAAATCCTCTTTTTTTACCCCTCCCGCATCCGCCGCTACGCACTGGTGATCCTTATCTTTAAAACACATGTTGATCATCATAAATACAGCGCCAAATAGCGAGACCAACCAGAAGTTGATATGGGGACTGATACTAAAAAATATGCCGGCAAAGAACGCGCCAATAGCATAGCCAAAAGATCCCCAGGCGCGCGCTGTTCCATATTCGAAATGAAAATTTCGCGCCATTTTTTCGGTGAAGCTGTCAAGCAAACCGCATCCCGCCAGATACCCCAGGCCAAAAAAGAGCGCCCCCAGAATTAGACCTACAGAAAAATTGCTTTGCAGTAACGGTTCATAAACGTAAATCATAAACGGTCCGGTCAAGACCAGGATGAAACTCATACACCAGATGAGCGGTTTCTTCAGACCGAGTTTATCCTGAACGATGCCGTAGAACATCATAAATAGAATGCTGGTAAACTGGTTGACCGAATAAAGTGTACCTAATTCCGTCCCTGTCAACCCTAGATGTCCTTTCAGCCAAATAGCGTATAACGACCACCACAGCGACCAGGAAATAAAAAAGAGAAATGAGTAACTGGATGCAAAACGATAGTACGCATTTCTGAATGGAATATTCAGTGCCAT